GAACAAGGCGCAACGGGCCCTACGGGCCCGCAAGGAACGCAAGGTGAAGCTGGAGAACAAGGGATACAAGGGATACAAGGAGAGAAAGGAGAACAAGGAGAGAAAGGAGAACAAGGGCTGCAAGGGATACAAGGAGAGAAAGGAGAACAAGGAACGAAAGGAGAACAAGGAGAACAAGGGACAAAAGGAGAAAAAGGAGAAAAAGGAGAAAAAGGAGAAAAAGCAGAACAAGACTCAAAGGGAGAGAAAGGGGAACAAGGATCAAAGGGAGAGAAAGGCGAGAAAGGAGAACAGGGACCTCAAGGGCTGCAAGGGCTGCAAGGGTCGCAAGGAATTCAGGGCGCAAAGGGCCCTACGGGCCCGACCGGGGAAAAGGGCCCTACGGGCCCGTCCGGTTCGATAACCGACGCTCTTATTCTTCCAGAAGGTTCAAATATCATTGTATCTACCGAATCCATCGACAATTATAACTTAACCGATGGATATACCTACTATATTATGATAACACTAAATGAAACATCGGCGAATATCAATGGATTTATGGGTGGTGTAAATGGACGTCTTATCATCATCATAAACAATACTCCCTATAATCAAAAATTCATTCAAGAATCGACTACTTCTCTCGTTAGCAACCGATTTGTTCTCGGAACTCCCAATGTAACTATCAATAAAGGACAAACCATTCTATTTTTATATACAACCAATATCACCATAGGAACCACTCCGGGACAGAATCGATGGGTAATGATATCCCATACCTAAGTATAGGATTACATCATTCTCAGTGTAGTGGGACACATCTGCAATGGTTTCGATGAATAGGTTCTCGCAATATCTATAAAACATTCATTCGAATATGTAACAATCGCAACCAATTCATTCGACAATTCTTCGATGGAATATTCGCTACTAAAATTCTGTATTTTCTGACAAAATCGAAGGATAATATCCGTGCAAGTATCATAAAGCAATGTTAATATATTGAGTATTTCACGGTTTTTTTCATGTTTTTTATTATTCTGTTGTATAATTGTCTTGAATTTCTCTTCCGACAATCGATTCCTCATATATTCTATACGATAATATTGATTGTTTCGAAGATAATCATATCGATATCTCACCATTTCATTGTGTCTCAAATGAATGATTCTTCGAGACCAGGATGAAATAGTATGTACCAATTGATTTGCTTCCTCCCGGCTCTTGTTGTCTGCTTTGAATCGGCGAAGAATCAAATCCGCTATATGATTCGCCGTATTGTGCGTAATTTCCATATTCATTGGACAATGATTTCCACCGCCCCCAACTATATCTCCCGGATTCCTTGGAATCACCCCATTGACCGCATTCCTCCGCATCCATTCATAATAATGGGGATTATGAACCACGTTCTCGATACGACCCGTACGCCAACTAAATGCCGTATGACACTGTGTACACCACATCTGGTCACACCCGTCTATTTTGAATATACCCGTCTTACAATTTGGACACGGTTTTGTATCCTGCGATAGAAGCTGGGCTGTCGCCACGCTTTCCGGATTGCATTCATGTTCTCCGTCTCGTTGAGAACCCTTTATTTCATGACATTCCGGGCATGTCCACTTCTCGCAAATACCACATTTCCATTGTGTGCTTAAAAATCCCCGACATTCGCTATCGGGACATGCTCTCACAAATTGCGCACGGACAACCGTTTCTTGGGATCTACCCGTTACGATTCTATCTGCTAGACGATATTCATCATGTAAAATACGTATTTGGTTCTCCAATTGGGCAATTTCATATCTTATACCAAGAATATTTGTTTGAATTCTATCTTTTGTGACAATGGCTTCTACAATCGGTTGTGTTGCGGGAAGTAGAGAACGTTCTATATTGAATAAAACATCCTCCCGATGTTTTTTATATTTCCCATTGATAAACACTTGCGTGAATTCCTGCTTCAAAAACTGCCGGGTCCACTCGCCTTCGCATTCATTATTCATACAATGCGGTTTTGTTTCTCCCAATATGTATGTTTCACAACAATTCCTGCATGCTTCAAATACACAATATTGACATTTTACCTTTTTATGGTTTGTTTTATTGAACTTTTCTGTACATATATTGCATTCTGTCATCTTGTTGGGTTATTGGACTATGTATTATAATATACTCTTGGTTATTATAATACATGATTTATCTTTATACATCTTTTTTATACATGTTTGAGAACCTGTATTTCCAATACCGATGTTCTCCTTTATAACACCGTCGAGTAGGTTCTCGATTGATAATATAATATTCCCGATAAGAACAATCCAAAGAAATTCTTCGAGAACAAATCCAATATATTATACATTGTATTCTTTATTTCATACGATAACATCGATGCCACTCCATAGAGTCCCCAAATACCTGAAAAAATAGAGAACATGATGGTTCCTTGCACGGTATATTTCGCAAAGTTCTCGAACAATATATAAAAATACAACAAAAATGGAACAAATCCACACATGGTTGCTATCGCCATCGGTATCTGCTTCATTTCACCTAAATATCCAAATAAAAGCATAAACCAATTTAGTATTACTACTGGAACAATCACAGTTGCATTGTTAATAAGTAATTGAATGATATTTCTTTCGATTCCTTTTTTTTCTTGTGTTTCCTTCAAATACAACAAATACACCGAGAACGATAACAACATCGTGGGGGTTGTAATTGCCCAGTCCCAGTACCGTTTCGGTGTTATATTCTTTATTTTATGGAAATTATATACCATCCAAATATAAAATATGAATTCCACGAATTGAACCAGGAGTTCAATGACCAAAACCTTTTGCAAAAGAATGAATTCTTTCGGTATTGGAAGTAGGAGAACACAAAAATTTGCGAATCCGGTAATTATTTGAATAATCAATGACGCGATTCCTGTTATATACACAATATCCATCTCTCCAATATATTGTATTTTTATTTACAATATATTGATATTTTATTCTTTTTCCCACATTTTTTTCATTCTGTTGAGAACCTCTCCTCACAAATCCATTATTTTCTTATATTTCGTATTCATTATTTCATACAATGTCTCCGCTTGAACCGTCTTTTCACGTTTCAAAAGGTCTGCGCCTTCCAATATAAAATCCTTTGAATTATGAACAATACGCTCTGCATATCTATAAGCATCGCTAATAATTGTCGATACCTCTTGGTCAATTCGCTCTTTGTACTTATCACTCATGCTCGGATAGATAACCTTTTTCCCCATACCATAATATACCACCATTCTCTCCGCCAATTTAAGCGCCTCTTCGAAATCATTGATTGCGCCTGTGGTAACACTTACGCCATATATGGTCTCCTCGGCGATTCTACCTGCTAACAATATCATCAAATGCTCAAAAAGGGTCTCTCTGGTGGCAATCGTCGTTGTGGATGCTTCAAATACTGTATAGGCTGGACTATTGGGCGAAGACAGGTTGATGGTCACTTTTGAAATATTCGCATGATGGGACGAATGCATTCCGACCACTACATGGCCCATCTCATGAACCGCAATTTGGTCAATCAATTCACTGGTAAATTGATGTTCTGTGGGTTGCCAACCAACCATCATACGATTCAAAATAACCTCGGTATCGTCCTTTGTAAAGACTTCGCGATTGTTTCTAAGCGCATTCAACATCGCCTCATTCAATAGGTTCTCAATTTGTGCTCCCGAGAACCCATTTGTCTGTTCAATCAAATCTTTCACATGAATTGTTTCATCATGCGGTTTGCCTCTTATATGAATGTTTACGATTGCCTCGCGTGTTTTCGAATCCGGCATACCAATAAAAATGCGTTTGTCGATTCTCCCCGGACGCATAAGCGCAGAATCCAATAAATCCGCGCGATTGGTTGCTCCGATTATAAATATACCCGAAATATTCTTGAATCCATCCAACGATACAAGCAATTCATTTAACGTGCTATCCCTCTCTGACGAAGACGACTCCCCGTCCCCAGAACGCTTGCGACCAACTGCGTCGATTTCATCTATAAAAATCACACAGGGGACATTCTTCTTCGCCAGTGAGAACAGTTCTCGGATTCTACTTGCGCCAACTCCGACATATTTTTCTTGGAATTCGGCTCCTGAGACTGCAATAAATCCCGTTCCTGCCTCCCCTGCAAATGCTTTTGCTATCATTGTTTTCCCATTTCCTGGGGGCCCTTCAAATATAATTCCCTTGGGCACACGAACATTGAATTTTTCATATTTGGTTGTATTTTTCAATAAATCAATACATTGTTCCAACTCGGTTTTAATTGTATCATAACCACCTATATTTGTAAAATTGTTATTGAAATCATAGAGAACTTCGAAGTTCTCCGACTTTTTGTCTCTCGAACTTGGTTGTTTTGTCCTTTCTGAACGCGCTACGCTACGTCTCATATCTCTATCATGCGGCTGTTTACGTACTGGAACCCCCATTCTGGATGCAATATCGAATTTATCTTCCTCATCCATATCCTCCTCTTCATCCCCTTCTCCGAATTGAAATCCCTGAATCCCATTTCGTCCTATAAATATTTGAAAACCCCCCTTTTTCTCACGTATATTTGGTTTATTGTTGCTGTTCAATTTATAGCTCCTTGGTGTATTGTTTCCTAATATCGCATTATCACGGTCTTCCCTATTGTCGGAATTCAACTTTTTTATAAGTTCTTCTAGTTGGGGATTGGATTCCGGTTCTGGATTCTCTTTCAACCCATCATATAGACTTGTTAATGCAATTCTTTTTTGAAAACCTCGAAAGAAACCATTCGTTCCACTAAATAACAACGATACTAGGAATACTCCACTCAAAAACATTATAGTATATATATACTTATCATGTTTTTATTCCCTTTCACTATATATAATATCTGTATCGCATCCTTTTCATTATAATCCCGCTACGATGTTTTTATTCACAAACACGTTTTTCACTATATTTCTGATTATTTTTTCATGGCTTTTTTCGGTTTCAATGTCGGATGTTTTGCCTAGCCCTCCTATCGATTCCATCATAATTTTCATATGTTCTACATAGCTTGGGGAATCCAATATCTCCGAATCTGGATGAATACGGTTCCATTCTGGAATCTTTTGCATGTTTTTGGAGGCCACTTTACAGATGGCCCGTTTGATTTTACTTTTGTCAACTGTCTCTTTATTCCATTCGTCATTGTCGCGCACATAGATAGTTTCACGTTTAATATCGGTACAATGAATCGGTCTCTTATATAGGTCTAATTGTCTCAATCCGTTTAAAAAAATTCTCGAAATACCTTCCACATATCCTAATTCACCCACGTTCTCCAAATCTTGAAAACCAATTTGCAATTCATTCACAAAATCCATTATATTCATCGCATTTTTACATTTCTCATTCAAAAAAAAGTTGAGATTGAAATTATTGGTATTGTTGCTATTGTGGTTGGTCGTTGTATTCATAATCGATGTATTTGATTTTTGTGATAATTCGATTATTTTTGTATTTTGTTCTACCAAAAGGTTCTTGATTTCTTGATTTTGTTTTACCAATTCCAATACAATCTCATTTACTGATTCTTTTTCTTGATGGTTCTCATAGGATATTATATTGGATTGTTTGGACACGCATTTTTTGTTGTGAAACCATAAACCTACTCTCGAATTATATTCTTTATTGCAATTCTTGCATTTTAATTTGGCTATTTCTATTTCTACATTAGTATTTGTATTATTATTATTATTATTCTTATTATTATTCAAATGCTTACGTGTATTCAAGTGTCTTGTAAATCCAGTTTTATTACATGTAGCGTAAGAACACATAATACAAGAATATGTTTTTAGTTTCTTATTCAAAATCATACTAATTTACTGCTATATAGTAAGCTCTAAATGATTTTTATTATTGATTGTTTTCGCTATTCTTCCAAAAAAGTGCTAAATTCATGTCTTTCGCGTGACTGAGACCCCCATTTTTATTGATTGTTTTCCGATTTTTTACTCGTATATCGAGCGGATAATTTTTGAGCTTTTTTTTGTTAAAGAAATGTTAAAGGATTTTTTATGCAGTCAAAACAAATTATAAATCGAAATAGTTGAATTCATAATTGGTAACATTTGAATGCGTCTTTGAAAAATGGGTTTTTTTGAGCTTTTTTTGTTAAAGAAAATTATTTTTTGGTTTTGAAAATAGAAAAAAATTATGCAGTCACGCAGAAATTTTTATTTTCGTTTTTAAAGCATTATGCAGTGAACTCACTTTTTTGAAATTCTTTATTGAAGGTTTTCATTTTTGGACATTTTAAAAATGTCCATTTTCAAAAAGTTCGTGGATTTATTTTTTATTTTATTGAATATTCCCTTTTATAAGAAATCTTTATATTGTTTTTCTATATAATATAT